GCACTAAATACAACGATGCCCCAACCAAGGCGAGCCGCCCATGGGACAATGACCGTGATGGCTTTGTCATGGGGGAGGGCGCCGGTGTGGTTGTTCTAGAGGAATATGAACATGCCAAGGCGCGTGGCGCAAAGATCTACGCTGAAATCTTGGGTTACGGGCTAAGTGGTGACGCCCACCACATCACCGCGCCGCCACCCGATCATGAAGGTGCTGAGCGTGCGATGCGCGCGGCCTGTCGGAATGCGAATATTGAGCCCAGCCAAATTGACTATGTCAACGCGCATGGTACGTCGACCATGGCTGACACGATTGAACTTGGCGCCGTTGAGCGGCTGATGGGCGATGCTGCATCTGAATTGACCATGTCCTCGACAAAATCGGCAACCGGACACTTGTTGGGTGCTGCTGGCGCAATTGAGTCTGTGTTCTCGATTTTGGCGATTCGCGATCAGGTGGCCCCACCAACGATCAACCTTGACACCCCGGCCGAAGAGGCCGCGAATACAGCCATTCACCTCTGCCCCAATGCCAAACGCGAAACCAAGATTGATATCGCCTTGTCGAATTCGTTTGGCTTTGGTGGTACGAATGCCAGTGTCGTCTTTGGGAAGGTCAACTGATGTGGCGCCACATCGCTGCTAACGCCCTGACATTCCTGATTGTTGCCCTGTTCCTGCTTGTGGGTGTTGTCACATGGGGCACCAACCAATACCGTCAAGATGGACCGTTGGCGCAGGCGATATGTCTGCAAGTGCCCGGTGGTTCCAATATGCGCAGCGTGGCGGACCAGCTTGTCGAAAAAGAAGCCGTAACATCACCCACGATCTTTCGTATGGGTGCTGATTATTCTGATAAATCCGGTTTGCTGAAGGCTGGCAGTTTTCGGGTGCCTGAAGGTGCCTCAATGCAGGAAATTGTCGATATCGTGACCCGTGGAGGCCGCAACACATGCGGGACCGAGGTGATTTATCGGATCGGCATTAATCGGACTGTGGTCGATGTGCGTGAATTGGACCCGGCAGCGAACCGGTTCATCGAGATTGTGAGTTTTGATGCTGACGATGAAGAAGTGCCTGCTCAATATACCGAAGTTCGCGAAGGTGATGACACCACATATCAAGTTGTTGTTGCCGAAGGTGTGACAAGCTGGCAGATCGCCTATTCATTGGGCGAGCTGGATTTGTTGCAGTCTGATGTCACTGAGATTCCCGCAGAGGGCAGCCTGGCCCCGCAAAGCTATGACCTGACTGACGGTGAGACGGTGTCTGTTGTTCTGGCACGTATGGCGTCTGCGCAGGAGCAGATATTGGCTGAAGCTTGGGCCGGTCGTGTGGACGGTTTGCCGCTGGAGACGCCGGAGGAAGCGATGGTGCTGGCCAGTATCATCGAAAAGGAAACCGGCGTTGCAGGTGAGCGCCGCCAGGTCGCGAGTGTATTCGTGAACCGCCTGAACAAGGGAATGAAATTGCAGACGGATCCGACTGTGATTTATGGCATTACCCGGGGCGAAGGTGTTCTGGGCCGTGGTCTGCGCCAAAGTGAACTGCGCGCGGAAACCCCATGGAATACTTATGTAATCGAGGGCCTGCCGCCGACCCCCATTGCCAACCCGGGCCGCGAAAGTATTGAGGCCGCATTGAACCCTGACAGCACTGAGTTTATCTTTTTTGTGGCTGATGGGTCAGGCGGTCATGCCTTTGCGACTAACCTTGATGACCACAACCGCAATGTGGCCCGCTGGCGCGAGATTGAGGCCGAGCGTGCTAACGCGAGCGACGGGTAACGAACTGTTAAGATTAGTGAAATTTTAACTACACCGTGCGGTGCGCAACCTCAGATTGATTGACTTATAAACACCTCGGAACGTATTCTGAGCGTGCTAGAAGGCGAGCTTGAACCAAGTTTTATTGGGCTTCGCCGCTCGACTGTAACGGAAGTTTCCTTACAGGTCCGATTAATCATGACTGAATTGAACGAACGCAGATTGCAGGACCAATGCGACGCGCAAGCGCGCATTGCCGAAATTACCCGACTTTTTGGCGTCGTTCGCCATAAGTTGGAAGAAATGATCGACGACCTTGGTGCCGATGATCTTAAGCATCAGACCTCCATTATCGCCAAGTTAAATGAATTGCATACCGCCCATCTGAGTGTTTTGGCGGCAGAGGAGGCACATGATGCCCAAGCAGGAAAACCTATCACTGGACAAGACATCGATCTTGATGCGCTGCGCGCTGAAATCGGGAGCCAACTTGATCGCCTCCGCGCGGCAATCACGTCAGACAGCGTTTCTGACGGAGCTGAATGCTGCCCAGCTTGTGGCACTGCCGCATCTGTTTGATTTCTGGGCCATGCCGCACCAGTTGCCGCCTGACGGTGATTGGCGAAACTGGGTTATTCTGGGTGGCCGTGGTGCAGGCAAGACCCGAGCGGGTGCAGAATGGGTCCGTTCAATGGTTGAGGGTCCGACACCCGGTGCGCGGGGTGAGGCGCGCCGTGTCGGTTTTGTCGCTGAAACGATTGAGCAGGCCAGGGAGGTCATGGTTTTTGGTGAAAGCGGTATCATGGCGGTTAGTCCACCGGATCGCCGCCCTGAATGGGTGTCGGGCCGTCGTTTGCTGATTTGGCCGAACGGCGCCACAGCGCAGTTGTTTTCGGCCCATGAGCCGGAAGCCTTGCTCGGCCCGCAGTTTGATGCGGTGTGGGCCGATGAATTGGCCAAGTGGCGCAATGGGCGTGACACGTGGGACATGGTGCAGTTTTGTTTGCGGTTGGGTGCGCGTCCGCGATCTTGCATTACGACTACGCCAAGGCGTGTCGCGGTACTGCGTGACCTGCTTGCAGCAGATACCACGGTGATCACCCATGCCCCGACCCAAGCGAACCGGGCCAATCTGGCCCCGGGGTTTCTCGCAGAGATCGAAGCCCGGTATGGTGGCACATCGTTGGGTCGTCAGGAGATTGATGGCGCGATGCTGACCGAAATTGACGGTGCCTTATGGTCGCCCGCGCAATTGGCTGGCTGTCAAACAACTACGCATCCCACGTTGGATCGCGTTGTCGTCGCCATTGATCCGCCCGGGACGGCGCATGCCGGTTCTGACGAATGTGGCATCACCGTTGTTGGTGCGGTGATGGATGGCCCGGTGCATACGTGGCGCGCCTATGTGTTGGAGGATGCCTCAATCCCGGCGGCCCGGCCACTGGACTGGGCAACGGCCGCGATCAGGGCAATGCGTCGGCATGGAGCAGACCGCCTTGTGGCTGAGGTCAACCAAGGTGGTGACATGGTGGAGGCTGTCATCCGACAGGTGGACCCATTGGTCGCCTATCGTTCGGTTCATGCATCAAAGGGCAAGTCGGCGCGAGCCGAGCCTGTGGCTGCCCTGTATGAGCAGGGCCGCATCGTTCACATGCGTGGTCTGGGTGAGCTTGAGGATCAGATGTGTCAGATGACGACCAAAGGATTCGCAGGATCGGGTTCGCCTGATCGGGTGGATGCGTTGGTCTGGGCCTTGCATGATTTGATGATTGAACCGGCGAAGACATGGCAAAACCCCCAGATACGTGGGCTTTCCTAGTGTTGCGCGGGGCACCGTGCGGTGGTGTCCCGGCTTCGTAATCAATTGGATGCAAATTGTTTTCATGGATCGCAAACGGTCACGACCGACCGGACCAAGCGACTGGCACCAAGGAGTTTTGGATGTTTGATTTTTCAAACCGTGCGAAGCCGGATGCATCTGAGGTTGAGGTAAAAGCCTCGGCCACCGGACGTGTCATGGCGATGTCCGGTGCTGGTCGCGTGGCCTGGTCCCCGCGTGATGTTGTTTCGCTGACGCGGACTGGGTTTACCGGCAATCCAATCGGTTTTCGTGCGGTCAAACTGATCGCAGAAGCTGCGGCAGCATTGCCAGTTGTTATGCAAGATGAAGATCGCCGCTTTGAGACGCATCCGGTTCTGGAGTTGTTGGCCCGCCCAAATGCAGGGCAGGGTCGTGCGGAATTACTGGAAGCTTTAATCGGTCAAATTCTGCTGACCGGCAATGGGTATCTGGAAGCCGTGGCGGATGAGGGGTTGCCGGTCGAGATGCACGTCTTGCGCTCTGACCGAATGCAGGTTGTTCCTGGGGTTGATGGCTGGCCTGTGGGTTACGAGTATCATGTTTCTGGTCGCAAACATCGGTTCGCAGTCACTGAGGACCGCAGTCCGATCTGCCATATCAAAAGCTTCCATCCGCAAGATGACCATTACGGGTTTTCGCCATTGCAGGCTGCGGCCTCGGCGATTGATGTGCATAACGCGGCTTCGCGATGGTCAAAGGCGCTGCTGGACAATGCAGCCCGCCCGTCCGGAGCAATTGTCTATCGCGGTGCTGATGGCCAGTCATCATTGAGTGCCGATCAATATGATCGCCTTTTAGGTGAGATGGAGACACAGCATCAAGGTGCCCGCAATGCTGGTCGTCCGATGTTGCTGGAAGGTGGTTTGGACTGGAAGCCGATGGGCTTCTCTCCGTCCGACATGGAGTTTCAGAAGACCAAGGAAGCCGCTGCCCGTGAGATTTCTGTTGCCTTTGGCGTGCCGCCGATGTTGTTG